TTCTCTTTTAATGCTCTATTTAGATTTGTTAAATTGTTATTAACATCATACCCTAATAAATAAAGATTAATTGCAAATGGATTGTTTTTTTCATTTCCATTCGATTCTTTACCAATTAAAAATTTAGTTATATCTTCTTTAACAGTTTGAATAGTTGGTTCTTCGGAATCGGGTTTATTTACAAAATTCATAACCAAATCAGTAAACTCTTGTAAATGATTTGGTGATGCTAATATAGATGCTGGTGAGTTATTATCTAACGTACCATCCGAAGTTGCATAAGCTTTAGCAATTCCACCATATTTTGCAGGCATTGATAATGCACGAATTTGATAATCTTTCGCGGTTACTGCTCTATTTTGTGCACCAAAGTTTGCCAATGCATTTTGTCTAATTTCTTCGATAGTTTCACCATCTCTTCCACCAGTTGCTGGTATTTCGTTATCAACTGCTATTGAATTTTTAATTGTATCGTAAACAGCTTTTTGTGCTTCTGTAAAGAAACTTAAATCTTCTTCAAATTCAATACCATTTATTTTAGTAAGTTCACCGCTAGGTACGTTGGTTGCAATACCACCTCCTACAAAATATTTAACAGTTATATCCGTATTTGATGGAGATGTTCCGTATGTTTTTGTTTTTAAAAAATTTGTTGGGTCAAATGATTCTTCTAATCTATTTATAGAATTTGGTAATCCTAATCCTACATTTTTAAGATTTGGAATTAATTGTTCATCACTTGCAGATGGGTCACCTGCTCCAAATTGTAATGTAGTTGTACTAGTTTGATTTACTCTTGCTACAAATCTTCTAGGTGTTTTTATTGTTTTTAAAAGATATGGTACAGTTGATTTAAATTGAGATAACTCATTATCATTTATTTCATTATTTGGTTGGTCTATAAATACCATTTCTTGACCTAAATAAGGAACTTCATAATATTTGTTATTATTCGAATCTCTTACATCATATATTTGTATTACATTCGTATCTGTCAATTCAATTGTTTGAAATGCTTGGTATGAACCAAATGTAAATGTTTGTTCTTTTGTTGTAGCAGATATTGCATCTACATATTTTTTAATTAAATAGAAAGTAGGCTCTCCTGTATTTATATCTCTTTGGTAAATAGTGATTTCTCTATCGGTTTCATTTGAAAAATCAACAACATCCATACTTCTAAATTGAACATTTGATTTTGGAGATGCTACAATCATACCTTCTTTTATTTTCAAATAATATTTTGAATCAGGTACATTATTTACACCGCTTCCTATCGATGGTATTAATTGATATACGGATAATTTTGTTATAGCCGGAGATGTTACTTTTGGTTTATATCCTAAAAATTGCGCCAATGCAATAACACTTTGAATATCCTGCGCATATGGCATTAGGGATTCTTTTAACGTATCATCCACATAGTATGATAAGGAATCACCTACATATGATGCCAATTCAATAAACATCATACCAGGCGATGTTTCATTAAAATCGGAATATGTTTTTGGGAAATAGGTTTTAGAAAACTCAATTAAGTTATTTCTAAAGTCATTAAAGTCCTTATTAAGATACTTTATATCCTTACCTCTATTTTTAAAATTTTTATTTGTTGTAGTTATTGCCATATAAATTATACACCCCCTTGTACATTAAATGAAACCGTTTGTTGATTTGAAGTATTATCCAATCTAAACGTTATTGAAATATTTACTGTATTTGTATCTTTCATTAAATTGGTTTGTTCGATTGAAATATCATCAATGGTTACATATGGTAGCCAAGTTGCTAATTGAGTTATTATAGTATCTTCAATATCAGCAGCTAAATTATCATCATTAAATTGGAATAGCAATTCGTGCAGTCCACTACCTAATTGTGGTTGCATAACTCTTTCAAATTTTTTTGTTAATAAAAGACTTTTTATATTTGTTTTAGCTTGCTCTATATAAGTAAACGATTGATTAAATGCCGTATTACCAATTTGTAAAGGAAATGTAATACCAATAGCATAATCATTATACTCTTGTGTATCTTTAACCAATTTTTTACCTAATATTACTGCCATTATTTTTTATTAAATCTTTTTACTAGTTCTGAATAGTCTCTATTCAATGCTTTATCTAATTCAGGCACTCCGGTTTGAACACCCAATCCGCTTGGTTGAGGTCCTCTAGCCAAATCACCATATCCCATCTTTTCAGCTACCGCAGTTCTACCTACAACAGAACCCATATCACCCTGTCCAAAATTCATTGTTCTAAAACCACCATCGTTACTCACAGGAGCCATTGCAGTTTCATTTAGAATTTGGTTAATCATTGGGTTCTTACTAAATTGTTTAGTTGGTACTACTTTAGTTTCAACCGATTCCTTAATAGTATCATCTCCCAATATTGCTTTAGCCATAGAAAATCCTTCACTTTCTTTTTTAGGTTGTGGTTTAGTATTTCCTTCTGCTAAAACCTTTTTCATTTCAGCTTTCACTCCTTCTTTAATCAAAGCAGGGAGTTGTTGTTTTAACTCCTCTTTGATAAGAATTTGAATAGCTTTTAATAATTTATCTGTATTCATTTGATTATCTTTCGTTGTTGTTAATATAAATATTTAAATTGTTTATTTTTGGGATTATTTAATATATGTTTAGAATTTAGGTGAAAATATAGTTCCACCAAGAACTACCGAATCTTTATTTCCTCTTAATTTAGTTAAATAGTTTATGTTTGTACCGGGCCCATATGCGGCTGGATTGTTTGCCGTAAAGTTTACATAATTTTTTGGTACATCTTTTAATATGTTAGTTGCTGCTCCATATATAGATTTTGCAGCTTTATCACCGGGCCCATTTCTAAAAGTTAAGTTTGGACCAGGATTTGCACGTGTTCCAGTTACGGGTTGAAATTGAGATGGTTGTGATATAATATCCGTAACAGTATCAAATTTAAATCTTGAATTTTTATTACCAGCCGGAGTATAACCTATTCTTGTTCTGTTTAATATAACAGCCATAACCCATGCTCTTTCAGTTTGGTTGGATGATGATTCGGCATTAACCAATGATATTAAATTTGCAAACTCTGTATCAGACATTTTTCTACCCAAATAATCTTCTGCCGCTTTTCTAGCTTCTGCGTTTGATGCAATAAAATTAGTTTGTGGACTAGCGCCAGGATTTCTAGCTCCACCACCTACACCGCTTCCACCACCGCTTGGGAAAAATGTTCTGTTTTTACTATCTACAAATGGTGTTCCAGATATTGTTCTATTTGAATTAGTTAAATCATCAACACTGCCATAATCATCTTCAATAGATTCAGATTCAGTTGGGGGTGTAAATGAATCTTCTCTTCTGTTTTCACGCAATGCATCAAAATCTTTTTGGTCTTGTATGGATTGTTTTCGTTGCTCTTCTGTTTGTTGGATTTCATCATTTTGTTGCGCTTGATTCAATCCATACAATGGTATATCTGCTATCGATGGTGGTACTACATATCCAACCCAAGGTAATACAATTGGACCCGGTGTAGCGGGTACTCCGGGAAATACGGCAGTTCCCGTAATATTTCCACCAACAGTCAATAGATGCGCAATCGCATAGTTTATGAATTCATCTACTATAAGTGCCGTTTGTTGAGTTGGTGTTATTGCTGCCATATATTATATATTTTAAACAGGTATTGTTCCTTTAAATCCACCTTCTTCTACTGAAAAGTGCATTGCATCTTTTTGATTACAAGAACCCAACCAACCAAAACCGGCTTCTATAAAACATTGGGCTACCTTTAAAAAACCAATATCATTGGCATTAACATCTCTCCATTTTCCTTGTATTCTAATTTGTTTAAAATCACAACTAAATTTAGTACCATATGGGTATATATCAGCATTTAAATCAATAGCCAATGCCCACGCGTGAAATGATAAACTACGATTATCAAATGGTGCCGTTGTATTATTTCTAATAGCAAGTGTACCACCTATTGTGAATATAAACCCTTGTAATTTTCGTTGCCTAATTAATGCAGATGCTTTTTCTGCTGCAGCTACTATTTTTTTATGTACAGGAAAACTTTGGTTACCTTTTGCACTGGGGAAATTTACATATGATAATAATCTTTGGTATGCGGGGTTTGGTTTGTACCACAATCTACCAGTTTCTTTACCCTTATACACTTCTCTAACTCCTACAATAAAATTAGCATTACCATCATCCAATGCAGGATAATTACCCTCACCATATTCTTCTTTTAATCTAGCATAACTTTTTCCCTTTGATTTTTTTTGTTTTTTACTACCACCGGCTCCTTTTGATTCTGCTTTTTGTTCGTTAATTGTATTTGTCCATCTTTCACCATTAGCAGATTCCGTATATGGTGTTCCAGATATTGTTCTGTTTGAATTAGTTAAATCATCAACACTACCATAATCATCTTCATTAAAATCAGATTGAGTTGGTGGTTCAAATGATTTATCAGGTGTATATGGTATTGGTTTATTATGTGCTAACGCATCTTCTTTTGAATCAAACAACGAAAGAAATTCTTGTTCGAAATCATTAGTTCTTTGCTTATCAACAACTAAAGCCTCTTGTTCCAATGCATCTAATTCATCTTCGGTTAATTCAGATGGTGGGGTTTGTCTTTCCTGTGGAATTTGTGGTGCCCCTATTTCGGTTGTATTTGCTATGTTAGCAGTTGGACTTGGTATTGGTGGTATCCATATACCATTATTTAAAACTAAATTAGTTTGGATTGCTGTAACTTTGGGGACGGGTGGAACTATTGGTAATGGTTGACCTGGTCTAACACCTGTGTTTTTCATTCTAGCTCCTGCCCAATATGCTTTAACACCATTGCCCATTTCACCAACTAAATCATAAGGACCTGTTGCGGTTAAACCTTTTTGTAATGCTAATTTAAAGAATTGCTCCATAAGCAATTTATTACCATTTGCAATTGGAATGCCATGTAATAAATCACCACCACGTTTAACAGCCGCATCATATTCATCCGCATACAATCTTGCAATAGTATCTATATCAGGTATACCTTCAGGTCTGTTTGCTACTGCTAAAATGTTTTGTTTAAATAATTGCCAAGACATATTAAATTATCTTTTAAATTTATTAAAATTTTGAATTGCATCTAAACTTGTATTATCTATTTTTGATTTTATACTTTGAGCTTCTGATTTAGCTTTATCATATGTTGCACTAAGTTTATCTTTTGCAGCTTGTGCATTTTTAATAAATGCTTTTGAATCATCAGTATCCAATCCCTTTTGAAATTCAGCTGGAGTTGGTATATCTTTTATGGGAAAATCAAGCTTTGGTGTCAATCTTGGTATTGTAAATCCCTTTGCCCTAGCTCTCAAATCTTCTATTTTTTCTTTAGCTTCTTTGGCTTTCTTTTTTATATCTTCAAATTGTTTTTTAGCATCTTCTACTTTCTTTTTAGCTTCAGCAGAATATTTGTTAAATTGCTCTTGTCCTTGTGATTTAACATCACCAAATTTTTGTATTCCTTGTGCTTTTGCATTATAAATGCCATCTTTTAAACCAGCCATAATATTATGATGTTTGATTATATTTACTTAACATAGTTTCCAATTTGGAATCAATAGATTTAAATGCAGCTACATTTTCAGGTCCTATTTTAGTTGGACCGGATGGTGTTAGATATTGTTGTTTTATTATTTCTGCAATTAAATCTCTTAATAAAGAAACCAATGTTTTACCTTTAACCAATGGTTCTCTATCTTCATCTCCTAAAAATATACTACCCTTACCACTATGTATTGCAAAGTTTCTATCATTCATTACAATGTTTATATCTTCGCCAACACTAGCTTCAATTCCTTTTGCATTATTAATTGATAATGCACCATCCGATACAAATCCGTAATTCTTTTTAGAATAAAACATCATTTCTGCACTTTTAGCAGAAAATATTAATCTTCCAGAATTTATTAGTATTTGGTCACCAATTAATTTTTCAGGAAATTCTTTAAATGATTTTGGAGTTTGTTTTAAATTTGAACCAATATTACTTAATTCATAATTTGCCGATGATAAACTTATAATACTACCATCACCATTTATATCTTCCTCAACACTTTCTAAATAATTCTTTTTTTTATTTTGAATACTTTCGGAATTTCTTAATATAATTGTTGGTGAAAAAGTTCTTTTACTGTTATTATATCCAGAAAATCTTATTGATTGACCGTGTCTACTTTCAATCAAAGTATCACCTTCATATAATTTAAGTTTATGTAAACCAGGTTGTACATCATAGTATTTACCTAATTTATCTAACTCATCATTTTTTGTATTATTTGTTGTATCAGGTGTACCAGTTACGGCATTTTCATTATATTTTGAACTATCCGCCGTACTATCTGATTTTGGTTGGAATTGTTCATTTATTCTTCTTTTTGCACTATAACTTGGATTTGGTTCAGCTCCAATTCTTTTATATGAGTAATTGCCAGGTTGACCGTATATTTCAACTTGTTCACCTATTACAGGTAAAGTTTTACAATTTTTATCAAATGGAAAAGCAATTGGTATGTTTTTATCATTTGGAGTTTGATTATCCGTTGTTCGGAATCTAATTGCCCCAATTAATGATGATTTAAATAAACTTTTACTTGCGTATTCATCGTTTTCATCTAATATTACAGAATACACATATCCTATTTTTTTAGCTTCAACGGGATTTGCTAAAGATGATACTTCACTTTGATTCCACATTTTATTTTACTTTTAGTTTAAGTTCTTCTATTTCGTTTTCCAACTCATCAACTCTTTCTAATTCTAATTGAGTATCTTCAATATCTTTTAACAATTGCTCTTTTTCAAATGCCGAAAGGAATCCATCATCTCCCTCCGATTTCTTTTCAGATGCTATTAGTTTTTGAGCAAGGTTTGCTAACTTAACCAATTGGTCATCATTCTTAACGGAAGTATCTATAAGGTCTCTAATCAAAGGACCTATAACAGCCATATCACCTGCGTGTCTAACCATCTTTTTTAGTTCAATGATTAGTTCGCTTATTTTGGCTTTCTTTTGTGTTTGGTTATTATAGATGTCCTCAAAAAGTGAACCTAATGTTTTACCTTTGAATAACTCGAATTCGGTTGACATAGTAATTTTATTTATATATTGCTTGTATATAAATATCTAAACTATAAAAAGTTAGGATTGGATTGGTTTAACCACAATACTGATTTTAGCTTTGTAGTCCTTTGGTAACTTATTAGTTATACCAACAAATTCCTCAACGTTATCGGTAAAATATTCTACTTGCAATATTCTATCCGTAAGGTTAAGTACAGTTTGAGATGATGTGAACATCTCTTTGGCTTTTCTTGCCATATTAAGTTGAGATTCTTTTGGGAAGAATTCTTTTCTCATTGCTATTGCAATCTCTTTCCAATCTTCAACTTTATCAACTGATTTTTCAGCTGATATCTTTCTCATTTTAGATGATAAGTATTTTTGTCCATGTGTATATCCAGCATCAGTAAACATATGTCCGTGGTTTGTACGAACAACTGGATTTTCCATATTGTGTAAAGTAATCTCCGGTTTGTGTTTTGATGTTTTCTCAATACTAACCATATACTTTGGAGATGATACGAATGTATGTCCATTTACACCACCATCGGTTAATACTGCTGCTTTGATTGCTTCTCTTAAAGTTTTTTGTGAAAGTGCAGTTCTAATTTTCTTTCCATCTTTGGATGGTTTACCACTCTTCTTTACTAACTTTGCTTCTGCCTCGTCGTGCCCTACCATTAGAGCCGAATTAACAATACCGATTCCAAACTCATTCATACCCTCACTCCAATCGGTAATCATATCGTGAAGGTATGCAACCTCCACACCATTTATGATAGTATGAACTATTTCTAATTTTTGTTTGTAAGCTCTATCTCTAT